AGCGATACACCGAACCACCAAGCACTGTGCAATCGAGCGTATAAAGTTCGACGAGTGGGCTGGATTGGTTCAGCTTTTGAAGGTCAGCAACGAGAGTCATTAGTAGGTTTGCTCCAGAGTTATTGAGACATACCAATATATGCCAGCAGTCGAAGCGCTATACCCATCGGCGGAGATTTTCCAACGCTTTGAAGCGCCGTCACCAGGCGCCTGCCAGGTTAGATAGTCCCAGTTCTGCACAGCGTCGAAAACGGTGCAGAGTGAGTTGTATTCAGTTAAAGAAAGAGCATCGAAGGTAATTGACCACGTGTCCTGTGAATTGTTAATTCCAGCAGGTGCAGCAGTGCTATATCCGTGGCCGAGCTTTACACTCTTGGTGTCAAACTTCGTCTTTAGTGTGCTTGTCTTCGATATCCGATCAGTAAATGGTAAAGCGTATGGCATCTATGAGTCCTTGTATTCGAATATTTATCCTTCTAAATCAGTACAAGGCACCGCCAGGCCGCTTTGCGTTTAGTATTCTTGAATCAGCCACTTGTTGAATTGCCTTCATTACGGCAGACGAAACGGCATTCCCAGTTTCAGAGTTCGTAGTGCCGCCCTTTACAGTAACGCTGATGCCACCGACATTGATAGTTGTGCCACCAGAGCTGCTAGACCCGCCGTTTGCGGCTGGGTTGTATTGCTTCGGCACAACCGCTTCACCTTCGTGCAGAACGGCAGGCATCCCGTCATAAGGCACATAGTTCGTGCCAGTAGCAAGCTTGAAGCCTATAGGTGCAGTCATTCCAGATCCACCTACGATTGAACTTGCAGCGCCTGCGGCTGGTGAACCACCGAACAAGCCACCAATGAATCCGAATATTTGTGTAGCCTCTCGTTGTGCTTCAATTTGAATCAGACTAGATATAATTGATAGTGCTAATGATTTGAAGTCTAATTTACCTGTCATCACAAAGTGAGACAATGCGCCGCTCATCGAATCAATACCAATCTTGAAGGCATCAGCACCAACCTTGGCCGCGTCCGCAGCGGCATCTTGATATGATTTGAACGCCTTTTCCCAACCATTGGCGAAGGTGTTTTGCGCCTTCTTATCTGCTTCATTCTCGGCTTGCTTATCCTTGCTAGATTGAATGAGTGCGGCTGCCTTTGCCCGAATCGCGGCTTCTCCACCTTCTGTGTAAGTGCCTTTGCTCTTTAGTTCAGCAATATCTTGTTCTAACTTCAATTGAACTGCGAGTTCGAAATTGTTTTGCGCAATTTCCTCAGCAGTCATATGCCGCTTGTTGATTTCGTCTTGAAGTGATGCAAGACGCTTATCGCCCAATGCGTCTAAGTTGTTGAGTTGCTTTAATAGATCGTTACCACGTTCTAGACCTAAGTTGTATTCGGCCTGAGCCTGAATTTCATCTCTATATTTGCTATTTGCGTATTTTGTCTTCTGTAGTTCGATGTTAGCCATTTCGAGCACGTTCAAATGCTCTAATGAACCTTCTTGCTTTTTTAGTGATTCCAGGTATGCAAGACCTGGATCTTCTTTCTCTGCCACAGGACCGCTAGTATTGAAAGGATTATATTTGCCGCGGTCTTTGCCGGGTGTCTTTGGTGCGTCCTTAACCGGTAAATTGCCCAAGTCGGCAAGCTGCTTCGCAGCATCTTCTTTAACCTTTACTACATACTCACCATACTCCTTCCAGATCAACTTTGACTTTTCAACATCGCCATGTAGCAATGCATTCACCGAGTTGAAGCCGGCACCTAATAGTGCAAAGAAGTCCTTAAAAATAACATCTGTCGCAATTACCCCTACCGCAAGTGCTTGAATAGCCTTTCCTAATAGCCAAACTACATCCTCAACTGCTTTCATTGCAAAGGAAACAAGTCCGCCCGATTGTGCTGACTTTACAAATCCGTCGGCAAGTGAATACAACCCGGGAACCAAATCCGTTGCTGCTGAATTGCCAACTGCCTTGAATACGGTGCCTACATCCTTTAGCTTATCTGCGTAGTTCTTTGCTGCACTGGCTGTCTGCTCATCCATAACAGCACCTAACGACTGCATAAGTTCTTGCTGATGCGCAGTCTCTTCGTTCAAGTCCACTAGCGTAGGAACTACCTTGAGTGCAGCACTACCAAACGCATCAATGAATGCCGCTGTTGCGTTTGCGGAGTGACCCATTGATTGAAGAGCATTTGCACCTTCTTCGCCAAGTGTCTTTGCATCCTTTAGGTTCCCATTAGCGTCTCTTGCTGATATTCCAAGGTAAGAGTACGCTGCCCCTACCTTTTTTCCTTCTTCAGCACCTGCTGTGGACTTCTTTGCAACTCCATCGAGTGCATCCATTAGCGTTTCTAAATTGGTTCCTGACTTTTCCGCTACGGCACCTAGCACTTGCAAGTCTTCGACTGAGCGGCCTGTGCGAACGGACATATCACCTAATCTGTCTGCTAACTCGATTGCTTTGAATCCAAGTGCTACGGCACCCGATGCAGCAGCAGCAAGTCCAGCAGCAAGGCCGACTAGTGGAGTCTCTAAAGACTCAACCAATGACTTGAATATTTCTACTGCTGACCCTGCGCCGGGGATTTCTTCTCTAAGTCCTTTGAATGCTTCGCGGGCATTCTCAACGTCACGAAAATCTACCGTTGCCTTTAGTGCCTCGAAGTTTGCCATTATTATTGTCCTTCCTGTGCTTTGCTCTTTTCTTCAAATACCGAATTTAGGTATGCTTGATCAAGAGTCTTTAATGCTTGCGCTTCTCTCGGTTCTAGATCCTCTCCGACAACTTCACAATACGATAGAATGTCATTGAAGGTTAGTGGCAATGGACCATTCTGCCCAACTCCTCTCCCACTGCTGACTTCCCAGAAACGGTTGATAAGCCATTGCGCGTAACTATTTATCCGTGGCGGAATATCGTCTTGGATTTGTTTGCTCGCGGCCAATCGAGCAGATGGTGTCATCTGCTCCATTTGCTTTTTGAGCTTTTCGTTCAGTTGTTTCTTTGTTGTGCCATCCGGTCTAACGAATGACATTCGCACATGGTGCGCAACAGCTATGGATGCTCTGTTGACTGCATCAGCGAAAGAAGTTGGCACGCTGACGGATAGCCGACTCCACTTGCTCTCTGATCCAATTGATTTCTTCGTCGAGCATTAGTGCTTCTGCTGTTTCGACTGTGTATTCTCCGGCAACTTTGGTGAATGATTCATTCCAACCAACGATAGATGAAGCAACGATCTTTGCGTTAGCAGATTGATTGTCAGTTAGAAACTGAACCGTTACCTTGTCCGACTCATCCCCCATCTTTGTTGAATCTGCACGATCAACAGCGATTTCCTTCATTCGCGTTCTAACTTGCTTGCTATCAACACCAACAACATCCAACACCCATCCGCACTTGCCTTCGGATGGGTGTATTAGTTCGAGCGTTAGCTTCTTTGATTTGAGTGATGGATTAGACATTATGTTCTTGTGATCACAAAGTGAGATGTCGAAGTGCCGTCATATATGGCTTCAAAAGGCATTGAAAGAGTGATTGCACCTGAACCACCCAATGACTTAGCAACACCCAGATATCTGATATTTGGGAAGTTGAACTCTAATTGATTGGTTCCGTTATCTAACTTGTAGTCAATGCTCGATGCTGTGCCGCTGACGAACTTGTTATACATTGTCGAATCTTCAAAGAACACAACAACAGTGCCTGTAACCTTTCTATTCGACATTGTGAAGTCGTGGGCAACGTTAGCACCGGCTGCATATTCAGCCTTATAGTTATTGTCAATCTTGAAGTTTAGTGATTGGACATAACCAACGGTCGAACCGCCTTCCTTTACGAAGCCAGCAGAGCCGTAGTCGGTGAACGGGTTCTTTACTGTGGCCGCTGTCCAAGTAGCACCTGTGAATGTAGTTGCGGACAAGGCGGATTGGGATAGACCCACAATGCCGAACTTCGCAGTTACGACGCCACTTGTAGGAATAGTTACTTCTAAAGAATCAACAAGCAGACCGTTGAAAACAATATATTGACTGATATCTAAGTGCTGCTCTTCCATTGCCAGTGTGTAGCCGGTTGTGGTAGCAGTTCCGCTCTTCAATACGTTTGTTGTCCAAGGACCCCGTGCTAACGATTGCAGGAGCAAGTCGTAATATCCGTGTGTCAGTTTGACTTCAATCGATCCTTTAATCTCGTTATCTCCATATAGGACATAACGTGCCATACCATCCGAACGAATGCTGTTGTCGCTAATTGTGTTGCGCGAAAGAACGACATCGAACTTGTCGTATGGAAGTTCCGCAAAGGCGGGCGTGGCCGGTGTGGTGCCAACAACTGTTTCTAATATGTGACCAATTCGGGCACGATTAAGTGAGGCAATAGTCATCTAAGGGTCTCCTTGAATTCTTATCTTTTATTTATCCAAATACATTCCAAGTGACCCTCACTGGAACGCAGTAATACTTATTGACTGTAAATCCAGTCATTATGCTAGATGTATTTATGTTGACCGAAGTTGTTCCACTTGTTAGCACGGCACCATGTATAAATGACGCAGCAATAACATCTGCAAGTGTTCGCGCAGCAGTAGCGCCGGTGTCGAGCGGATAGAAGACATCTATCGCATAGGTGCCTGGAGTTTGTTTAATTCCATTTGGCCCACAACTGATATAGGCAGACTCGCTCAATATTAGTGTTGCTCTAACGAATGCAGCAACATTACTCGATGCATTGAATCTTGTGTTCTCTACTTGAAGCGTAGGTAATCCACTAACGGTACGAAGTTGGGTGTCTAATGCGCTTTGAACTTCTGCTATCTTCATTTCAATTTTGCCCTCTTGGCCGCAATCTCAGAGATTTGATCTACTTCCAACATAGTTGAAGCAATCATTCCGCGCGGTGCCATCTTTTCTGTTCCCCACTCAACATAGGCTGCATATGGCTCGACATTAGATAGTTCGAAGCCTGTTTGCTTTTGAGCAGTTACCCACCCCTTCTTTAGTGCGCCAGTAACTACTGGGGTTTTCTCTTCCACCCTGTGTTGAAACTCCATCGCAAACTCCTTCTTATAGTTGCGAAGTCTTGTGTCCAATTCGATAAACAACTTATCGATTTCACCTGGACCTATCATTGCAACGCCAACTTGAAGGCAAGGACTACATCACCCGGTTGATACTTTTCAACCGTAATAACGCCATATGATCGTCCAGTGCCAGTGAAGGTATCGCCAGGTTGTGGCTCTGGCGATATCGCAGCCACATAGGCAGTAGTTTCTCCGATAGTTAGTTCAGTAAAGAGGGCGGTTTGATCTGTGGTCTCGCTCTTCTTTACGCTTTGAGCAAATACAGCATAGGTATTTATTGTTTTGGCATTTGCTACGCTATAGATGGACACGCGCGAACCCATTGATTGGATTGTGTTCGCCACCTGTTGTATGAGTTTTGTCGAATTGATAGCCATTAGAATCCAAGTCCACTCGGGTTATTCGCTAAACCACTTCTCTTAATAATTGGAGCTAATAGCATTTCAACGTGCCAAAAACCTTCAAACTGCTCCGCATTTGGAGATCGTGTATAGACGGTTGTAGTTGAAATGTCTCCGATTTTTACTGTTTCAGTACCTGTTTGACTCTTGTTATTGAATGTTGGGTAAAGGTCTGTTCCCAAGATATACATTAGCGCCAAGTGGCAAACTGCGTTCTTTAGTTGAACTGGAATGACGGTTGCTGGAATGATTTGGCGTTGATTGATTACAAACGTGTATCTCGGAAATAATAATGCCTGTGTGCTTGTGGCCGGCATTGAAAGGTATGACTGACCGAATAGCAAATCACAGGACTTAGTGGCGTGTAAAAGAGCTAGTTGCTTTTGTGAGTCAGGTATGCTGCCATCAGTTGCCCAATCCAAGTTTTGATAGAGAGTGTGATATGCATCTGCTTCCGCAACGGAAACATATGAATTTGCAGTTGGCGATGCTGACCCGGTTTCGACTTCGAACGTCATTGGCTATTCCTCGTTTTATTTATTTATCCTCACGGCCTGCTCATTGAAAAAGGGTCCGAAGACCCTTTTTGTGCAAACTTATAAAGTAAGCGATTTAACCGAGAACCAATCCCAAGTATTCGCTTCTCAGCACCTTGCATCCCCAAGCGATTGCAACGTCGATTGTGATTTGACGATACTGACGATATAGAGCGATCTGGAAGGACAATCCACTTACAGGGTCAGTTACTACAGTCATATCAGAAGCGGAGTCACCACCGAGCGGCATTGCTGGCAAACGAGTTGCAAGCAAGAAGCCAGCCTTTTGAAGTGCTACGTTCTTAACAGATACAGCATTTACTGCAACTGTATTGCCATCAACACCAGCAGCAACAAGACCAGGAGCAGCGATAGTGATAGTGCCAGGAGCAGCAGTTCCAGTTTGAACCACATATTTAACACTATTGATAGTTACAACGTCACCGGCTAAGATTGTGCCGGACCCAGTCTTAACAGTGATTGTGGTTGCACCGACTGCATGTGCGCCGTTAAGCACATAGGCAGTACCAGTTCCAACAGCAGCACCTGCTTTGATTTGGCCAGAAGACTTAACATCTAAACCAAACACTGGATCGATAATGCCACGACGTAGAAGGTTTGTAGTGGCTGCTTCGTTAGCCTTAACAAGCAAGGCCTGCTTTGCTCGGATGCTGTTTGCAGCAGCAGTTCCAAGGATAAGAGAACGGTCAAGTTGAGGAGCACCGTTGTCGTCAAGCAATTGAACTGCACCGGCGAAGTCACTCAAATCGCCGTTTGTTCCGAAAGGTGTTGTGCCTGCAGTTCCTGTGGCGCGCGAAGCACCAGCAGCAGCCTTAGCAACTACGTCGGCTTCAATTAAGTTACCTAATGTGCGGAATGCTTGAGAAAACTGGTCCTTAACGACACCAGCATATTGGTCTTTCAACAGAAGCTGTTCTTCGCCGGACCATAGGATAGGCGAATTCTTTGCGTTCGATATTACTAAGTCGGCATAACCGATAGTTGCGCCAGCACCGTTTGTGTTTGTAACGCCTGGGGCGATATCAACTGCTGTTGCTACCGGAACAATGTGCGAACGGATAGTTTGGTTTAGACCTGCCATCTCTGCGGATGGATCAAGTGTTACTGCGCCAAGGGCACCAACCAACTCACGTGGGATGACGTCCATTGCTTCGTAAATGATAGGGAGTAACCCAGTTAGGGTATTTGAACCTGCGGATGCAGCCATGATTTTATTCCTTTATTTTTCTTATTAGTCGAACAGCTTCCATCCGCCCTTCATTTTTTCCGATTTAGAGAGTGGACTTAATGCGTCGAACGCGGCGCGCGACATTGTCTTTTCACCGCTACCTACCTTATCTGCGGATTGCTTTGGTTCGTTAGCACTAACCTTCTTTTCAAACATAAAGCCAAATTGGCCTTTCAGTTTGGCAACGGCTGCTTGCGCACTTACCTCGTCAACTCCACCTTCGTCGTCCCATACGACAAGTTCGCGGTCTATAAGTTTGGTTGCGGCATCTATTGCGTCTGCTAAAACACCTGCTTTTGTGAGTTTGGCCTTTACGGCACTTTCAACTGCGGATTGTTTTGCCCGATCTAATAGCTTTTCTGCACGCTCTTTCTCTTGCGTCCACAAACTTTTATAATCTTCATCGGCCGATTCCTTCTGGCTCTTCTTTGCGTTATCACGCTCTTGCTGCAACTTGGTTCGAATTCCTCTTTCCTTTGCTGCATCGGCGCGTGCCTTCGTTAGTTCTGCCTGTAATTCTTCAACCGTTTGCTGACCTCCGTCCGCTTTGCTGGTGTCCTCCACCTTTTGTTCGTTATCCATATTTTCTGTTGACCTCCATCAACGTGCTTTTGGTGCCTCTAATGGCTCCTTGTATTTATTTATCATTCTGAAATAGCAATCAGCCGGTTGTTCCGGTCGGACTTGTTGGACCACGAGCTGCTGTCTGTGTTGGTGTAGGTGTGTTGACTGCCGGTGCTACTTGTGGTAGTTCGGCAGCGAGCTTCTTCTTTTCAGTAATGATCTCTTCAATCTTGTCTTGTGCTTCTTGCTCGGTCATTTCCTGTGTTTGAGTGAAGTAATCAACAAGAGTGGCACGGTTGCCATCTATTCGCATTTGGAACATCTGCTCTTGTTCGAGTGTATTTATTGGAATGCTTGGTTGTGCAAAGTCAGCCCACAATGTGCCTTCGGTCAATTCTGGATACAGCTTTTGTGTTAGGTTATAGAAGCGACGCAGACCAGCACGGAATGATTGAGCCCGTTGCTCGCGTAGGTTTAGATTATCGATTGACTCAGCAACAATTTGGAATCCGCTGCTTGCTCTTGCTTCTTTATCCACATTGATCTTTACACCCCAGTCATATGCAAGGTCTTTTATCAATGCGCGGATCATGTCATCCAGTGCGGCAAGGTCGGTAGTTGGGCCATCAAACTTTGCATATGGGTCTTTGCCGTTGTCGCCCGACTGCAAGGTAACGATGCGGCCTAATCCACCTAATGTCTTTTTGCTTGCAGCAGGCGCATACATTGTTCCGCCTGGTGTGTGCCCTTGCGGAGCAACTAATCCGGCCATTTGATTTGTATTGGAGCTTTTATCGGTGTCAATGATCGGACTATCAACAAATAGAGTTTTCTGCTTTTGATGAGCGACTGCGAATTCAGTTTCAGTTAGGTGCAGGTTATATAGTTCCTGAAAGGACATAATATCTTCAGGGCAATCAACCCACGATTTGATACGTGGCTTGTTAATGTCATAGAAAAAGTTTGCAGGAACGAATCCGTCGGCATTCGCAACAAGTGAGCCCGATATCATTGTTTCTTTTTCGTCTTCTACGTGGAAGTCTGCAATTTCAGTGGGTGTAATGATTCGATAAGTAAACTCTCCTTCTTCTCTATCTTCTTCTGCGTCGTCGTCATCGATTAGATATGCAAGCTCGACAATGTGGCGGCCAGTGATATCCATCTTTGCAACTGAGTTTCCGCGGTGCAGCGGAATTAGCATCAGTGCGTCGCCTTTTGTCGGATCAAACTGATATTGACCGTTTACGGTTGAACGCTCTTGTGGAATATACTTTTGTTGTAGAACGATGGTGCTCTTTAGTAGTCTTGTATAGACATCTACGTTTTGAAAGAACTCTAAGTAATCGCATTCGTGCATGATGCGATCAAATGTCATGTCAGTTACGGTGCGTGTTTCACCAACCGGGATAATGGACAACTTAGGTGGCTTATTGAATAGCAAGCCACTCTTATCTACGATGCTCTTTACGATGTTGCGTACTCGTGGAACATAACCGCGTTCTTGCCAGTTCTCTCTACGGCCATATCCGCATTTACCGTCCAATGCTTCCTTGACGTACTGGAGTTGGCGCCCTTCGTAGAAATCAACAAGCTTTGCAGCAGCAGATGCTTCCGGAGTTAAGAAATCATTAAACGTGATAGATTTTTTCATCGGCTGTCGTCCTTGTTCTTTTATTTATCCAACCTAAACAGCAATGAACTTATCTTTGCCGCTGATTGGGAACTTCTTATAGATGAAGTATCCAAACGCATCGAGCACGTGATCTAAGCCGGAAGTCTTATCGGGTTCACCATCAACAAATCCTTGTTGCTCTAATCCTTTAACAAGTTCAGGGCATCGTTGAATGTTCACAAAGCATCTACGCTCATTTAGCGCATTGCAAAACATTGCATTTACTGAAGGCACTCTCTCTTTTAAGACGGACGGATTGTTTCCGTTGAAGAAACAACTGTTGTGTCCGAATGCTGCGCGCAACATAGTGATTGATGTGGCCGGAGTTACCACACTGCGGGCTTTGCCGTTTGTGTCTGGATAGATGCGTATTGCCCGGCCCGGGTATTGGCGGATAATTCGCGCGATCATTGTTTCTGTAGTTTGCTCTCCGGTTATCTCATCAACTACATAGACTTCATTCTTTGGATCAATGACACTAATCGTTGCCGCCATGTTTCCGACGTTGAAGTCCATACCAACTTCAATTGGATAACCAGGGAAGTCAACAAGTGTCTTTAATGTGGAGTTCTTTATTCGGTCAAACGACGGATAGACCCGTTGACCATATACATTGACAAAGCGCCCATACACCTTTGCTTGCGCCATTACTGGGTCATACTTGGCAAGCTGCTTCTTCACATAGCTTGGGTGTAGATGAATATTTTCGTGAGTTGCTACTTGAATAACGCGGTGGCCTGGACGAGCCTTAGTGACTAATCCCTCCTGTGAAACTTCTTCTGCGAATATTTCAACTACCTGTCGATAGCCTTCTGGTGTAGTAGTTACGAACGCCTGTTGACGCGGACCAACTCGAACACGGTCTGTGAGTGCGTTCCATATCCGTATTGCTTCTTCTTTGTTTTCGATGGTGTCAAATTCATCAATAAAGCCAAAAGAAGCGTTAAATCCAACGAGCGACGCTTTGTAGTTGATTGCTGAAACGAGCAATAACTTTTGTGGGCCGAATCCAAAATCGAATTCGTAATATGCTGGGTGTCCTGCGCCGTTGCCGCGATAGTTATACTTAACTCCAAGTTCGCGGCAAGTCTTGTTCATTTCGATTGTGTATATAGCCAACTGCGGGCCTGATGGTTCACACCCTACACCGTCAAACCCTCTGTTTTCTTGTAGTAACTTTAGAGTTTTAAAGACGGCGGCCTTTGTTTTGCCCGTGCCTAGTCCGCCCACAAGTGCTATTGCGGGTGTCTTCAAATCATTTACAAAATCTGCTTGAAACTTTAGAAGCGATATGCGCTGATGCTTAATTTTCTTCGGGATATTCTGGGTCATCTACAATATGTAGTCCTTTGATGGCTTCTTCTTCTTTTTCTGTGTAAGCTTCGAATTGGAGCACTTGTGCCGCATCTTCAATTTGAACTTTTACTGCGCGGGTTTGTGGTGCCCAATCTTCGAACTTGGCCTTCAAGTTGTCGCGTGCTACCTTGACTTGGATGCCAGTGACTGACTCCGGGTCTTCGATTGCATCGATAAGTGTTTGAGCATTTACGTGTTCGAACTCTGCCATACCCGCTTCATATGCTGCCAAGAACGGTTGTTTATCCTTAACCTTGGCACTAAGAAGCTTTTGGAAATCTTCGGGTTTGTAGGCAAGTCTTGTCCCAATGCTTCGTTGAGATAGGCCCATGCTCGCAAGTTCGTAGATGAACTGACACTCACCAGTGATTGTTTTGATTCTTTCTGGTTCGGCGTAGTATTTATTTCTTGTGGCCATTGGAATATTTCCTCGCAAATATGCAAGTTATTTATCCGAGTGAGACTTTACAGAACATAAATATACTAAAGTTGGGTGTTGAATACAACGAACTATGGAGACACTATGAATATTGAGCCGCTAACACTTTGGACTGCTGTGGGTTCAATATTTCTTGTAATTTCTGGTATTGCTGGTTGGCTTGGCTTTGTACGAAAGAACGATATGAGTTCAATCAGCAAGAAGTTCGATGAATTGGGCGATGAAGTCAAACAGAAGCTAAGTCAAGACGAATTCCGCCGTCACGAAAACAGAGAGGAAGCTCAGTTGAAGGCTATGGTCGATAGCAGTGATGCCAAATTCGATAAGCTCGACCAAAAAATTGAGGACAAGTTCGAAAAACTATTTGACTTGTTACTGACTAAATGAAGTGGTTCGTTCACTGCATCACTGGTATTGATGGTGAAACTGTCGATCCTGCCCGATTGCTTTGGATCGTAGGCGTGATTTCATTCTTATGCTTCGCCGGTTATGAAGTGTGGAATACAAAACACTTTGATATGGTTAACTTTTCACTGGCATATGCTGGCTTGCTTGCTGGTGGTGCTGCTGGCGTTAAGATAAAAGCAAGCACTGAACCTGAACAGAAATAGAAAAAGCCGCTACTTGAGCGGCCTTTGTTTTGTTATGTTGCTTTATAGTGAAGCCACGCAGCGTGAAACTCCAAGCAACATATTTCGTGAGTGTTCAATTTTCATTGGTCTATCGTTTAATGGTCCTACTTCGGTCTCTAGTTTGGCTTTGCATAGTGCTGCCATTGCTGGTGCATCTGGAAAGAATTGATACTTTTCTACTGTGACCGTTTTGCCACTGGGTGGTACTGCGGTGCTCTGTGCTGCACGGGCTGCCATCGAACCGGCAGAGATAATTGCTGCTGGTGCGGTTGCGCATCCACTAATGAGTGCTGTAGAGGAAATTGCGATTGTGATTAGTAGTTTGTTCATATTGATCCTTGTTGTTATTTACAATTGTGTGCTCTTATATTGAAAGGTTCAATCGGCGCGGCATAAGAATGCAAATAGGGCCATGAACATTGCAATAACGATGACAGTTGTTAGAACGGCTGTGAAAATAGTTGTTAGCATTTTGGGTCTCCTTGTTGTTGTTTCCCGTAGTATTTACCTCGGCTGCTGCAAAACCACCGGATATGGCCTGAAAAACCGTCACTTTTACCTGCGGTACGCGGGTGTCAAAAACACGCTACAGCGCACGCAAACAGGGAGCCAGCTACTACGGTAGCGAGAGCCATGAAAAAAGCGTGCTAGAGCACGCTTTGGGGTGGAGTAAGGGTTGCTTACGCTGCGGGCTTGAGCAGTTGTGCCCAGGTAGCACCATGCTTTACTGCATCAACAAAATCTTTCTTGGAAGCGCCTTTGGCGCCCTTAAGCCATGCAGTGCCGTTGAGCACGTAGGTCTTACCAACTTCGGGGCGCTTGCCTTCCGAATCCAAATCCACATATGCGCGGACAGGCTTTGCTGCGGCATTCGGATCACGCGGCTTGCGCGCCTTCTTTTCTGCAACTGCTGCACTAATAGTAGGTTGTGGCTTCCACCGGCCTGTGAATTCTTGCTTCTCTTGTTCATTCATCAGTTCCACCAGCGCAGTAACTGCATCATTCTTGGTGCGACCCATTGCCTTCAACTTATCGTTGAGGAAAGTAATGGTTTCGTCGAACAACTTGGTTGATTGTTCCTTGGCTTGCGCTTCCAACTTCCTTGCAAGTTCA